AGGCCAAGATCCTTGAGAAGAACGAGGGCGGCTTCAAGATCGTTGAAATCTCCGAGGCCATCGGCCGGTCGGTCAACGACGTTCTGTCAGTGTTCAACATGCCCGGCGTAACTTCTGACATGTGGAACATCATCGCCGAAGTTACCGCGCTCTTTGATCGCCGGGTGGGTTTGACCGAACTCATTTACGGCATGTCGCGGGCGTCCTTCAGAAGTGCTGCTGAAGCCGCCGTGAAGAGCGAGCAAATCTCGGTCAGGCCCGACGACTATGCGAACACGCTGGAGGACGCCTTGTCCGAGGTCGCCCGCAAGGAAGCGCTGCTTGCGAGGTGGTTGATTTACCCGCAGGACGTTGCGCCGATCCTTGGCAACCTCGCCGCCCAGGCGTGGGCCATGCACGTGCAGAGCGAGGATCCCGAGGCCATTGTTCGGGAGTACTCCTACCGCGTCGAAGCCGGCAGCATGCGGAAGCCCAACATCGCTACGCGCACTGAGAACATGAACAACTTCATGCAGGTGATGATGCCCGTGGCACAGGGCATGCTGCAGGCCGGACAGCCAGACCTGTTCAACGGCCTCATGGCCGCGTGGGGCAAGGTCAACCAGATGGATGTGTCGGAGTTCGTCATCCCGCCGCCGCCTCCTCCACCACAGCCCCCGGGCCCACAAGAGCCTCCGCCACCCCCGCAAGGACAGTAGTTTCTTATGGACATTCCATTTGAGGTCCGTCAGCTCGGACGCGAAGCGGAAGAAACCTACGCCAAGGCCCTGCCCTACGGCGAGCGGTGGGCCATCATGGTCGCGCTGCAGTGCCCTCCAGGGACCAAGGGCACCGACCGTGCCTACATGGAAGGCCGGATGAACAACCAGCAGCTCAACGACATGCCTGAGCGGCAGGCCAAGTACGTGGCCGCAGAGGCTCGCAAGGCCGGGATCAACATCTCTGGCAAGTACTACTGCGGCGGCGTGGCTGACGGCCGGGGCTGGCGAGATCCAGAGGCTTGGGTGTCGTCCAACGACGACGTTCTGCGGGTGGCCAAGAAGCGCCGCATGGCGGTGGCCGGCAGTGTGAACTACGACCCCGGCCCTGCCCCTCCCCAGAGAAAACTGATCTCCGAGAGCATTGTCCGAGATGAGGTGCGTCGGGAAAAGAGACGCAACCCCTCGGCCAAGACGGAAGAGATTCGCGAACGAGTGATTGAAAAACACGCCTACAGGGTCAAGAACCGATGAGCGAGATCGCCAGACACTTTACGACCGGCTCCGTACTTATTGCCTCCACCGCCTCGGCCACCACCAGCACCCCGCGATTCCCCTTTGGCCGTTATGCCGGCGGGGGCGTGATCATCGGCAACACTGGTGGCGCCACCCAGATTTCTTGGCATGCCTCGGCCGCCAACGAAGACGTTCCCAGGCCGATCTACGCCGATGGCTCCGCGGTCACTACCTCCGTGACGGTCGGGTGCCTGCCGATTCCGGACGCCTGCTTCGGCTTCCCGTTTGTGGCTCCCATCATCACGGGCGGAACCACCTGCGCCATGACCGTCTGCGTCAAGGGTTAACCATGCCCATGAACAACCGGCTCCTGCGGCCGAGACAGACCACCCACCCTGAAGCAGCGAACTGGGCTGCTCGCGTCGTAGCCAACGGCGGCAGTGTCAGCGGTTCCACGCTGTCGGCCGTGAGCCGCTTTTGTAGGGCCATCGACGGGGCCGGTATCCGCGACCGCTTCTATAGGCTGAATCTGTTCTGCGGTGGCACAAGCGGCACGGCTGTCGGCATCAACTCCGCGCTCGTCCCGCTGTATCGCGGGCAGTCGCTGGGCGGGACGCAGTTTGGCAACACCATCGACGCGAACGCTGGCGGCGGTGCGGCATTTATCGGCAGCGACTACGCCGAGACGGGGGCTGGCGGCGGGCTGCTCGGAAGTGTGGCAAGCGGAAAGTTTCTGAACACCGGATTCCCTACCAACACGCTGCCTGAAGGCAATCGGCACATTTCGGCCTACGAGACGTTGCGCAGCGGGCAGACGTTCGATGCGTTCTTGGGCAGCGAAACGGCGGCGGGCGTTGGGCAGCAGCAGTTCATGCTGCTGTACGGCGGGAACAATCAAGTAGTAACCTTCGGCTTCGGCGCGTTTTCAGCCTCGCTAAACGCAACCGCCACAACCGGCGCGGGCCACTGGCTCGGCGTCAACTCGCCGTCATCAACAGGCGTCATCTATCGCAATGGCTCACAGGACACTACCGGAACTGCCGCAACGGCCACGCCAACGTCATCGTCAATCTTTGTCTTCGCCATCAACAGGGCGAATCAATCGGCGGCAAGTGACTTCTTCGGAGGCCGTCTCGGCGGCTACAGCATCGGTCTTGCACTGACCGCCCCGCAGGCAGCGGCGTACTACTCAGCGATGCAGGCATTTCAGACCGCCCTTAGCAGGAACGTCTGATGTGGCTCTCCGACCTGACCCTCCCGCTGCCCTACTCCGATTGCAAAGACCTCGCCCTTGTCTACCCATACGAGGTCGCCTTGACGCTCTACAACACACAGCAGGAGCATGGCGACTCTCGCCACGTTGTAACCGGCCAACCGCTGACCGATGGTCGCTACATGATCGCTGGCGAGATGCTTTCGGAGGTGGGGCCGGGCGGGCTGTTCGCATGGATCGCGGACTACATGACCCCAGAGATCATGGCGCAGGTAGAGGTGGTGCCGATGAGCTACATAGCCGACCTCATTCCATCTCCGGGAGGTGAGTAGCGTGGCCTACCTGACCTATTTCGATCTCGTTGAATCGCTGATCACCTCGTCCTACGGCGGCCCCCAGGACGCGGAGCAGCGGGACATTCGCACGGCCATACACCGGGCGTACAGCGAGCTGACGACGATCAGGGACTGGTCCTACTACCACGTGCATGGCCGGGTGATCACCTCGGCGCCATACAGCACGGGAGCGGTGACATCGTCAGGGCTCTCCGTCACGCTCACTGGGGGCGCGTGGCCGGCATGGGCTGGTACAGGCGCGTACCTGAAGGTTGGCGACGAGATTTGCCGGGTGGCCTCTCGCACCAGCGACACGGTCGTCGCCTTGGATCCCACGCTGTCACTCAAGGCCAACGTCACTGGGGCGTCCTACACGCTGTACCGCACTGTCTATCCGCTGCCGTCCGACTTCCGAAACATGGACGAGCCATCAGACGAATACAACTGGTGGTCCGGCATGTACCTCACGCCAGACGAGGCGATGAAGGTAGAGCGGGTGAACAACTCCTCCGGAGAGCCCTACCACTGGACGGTCATCAAGGATCCGGACTCCACGGGCTGGGCGATCAAGTTGATCGGCTACCCGTCTCAGGTGGAGACGATTGACTTCACGTACCGCAGAGCCGCACGGCCGATTCGCTGGAGCGGCCATGAGGCGAGCGTGCGGATCTCCAGCGTCTCCGTAAACGAAGACAGCGTGGCTACTTGGTCTGCACCAAATCCTGCGGTGCCGTTCAACGCGGCTGGCTCCATCTTTAGGCTCGGCCTCGGCGCCGCGTACCCAGGCCCCATCGAATCCATGACGCCATACGTTGCGGAGGCGAAAATCACGGAAGTCCAGGGTGCCCGCCAAGTGCTTGCGGCTGGGCTGTCGGGCGACCCGCCGACCACGTACACCGCCACGGCCGCCATTATCACCGACCCAATCGACATCCCGTCCCACATGTACGGGGCCATGGACTCCGCCTGCGACTACTTCTTGGCAAGGATTCGCGGGCAGAAAACGGACGAAGCGTTTGCCATGTACCAGCGGGATCTCAGGCTCGCGATGGAGATGGACCAGCTCGCTCCGCTTTCGGGCCGGTCGTCACAGGTCTGGCATGACGGTGGCTGGCGGTCGCCACTGAAGGTGGACAGAGGATGATCATCATCAACAAGTGGGCCGGGCTGGCTACCAACGTCAGCCCGTACGCCATTCCTCCCGGGGCTGCAGTCACGCAAGTGAACGTGCAGTGCATCAACCCCGGCCAGCTGACGGTGCGTGGAGGGGTGACGTCCATGTCTTGGACGACTCACGCCGGGACGACGGTGCCCATCACTACGCTTCAGCGTTTTCAGAGCGGCACGCTGGAGACTGTCATCTACCAGAACGCCTCTGGCGCCCTCTTCTACGCGAAGGGCCCGACATGAACATCGGCGGCGCCACGCTCACTGGGTCTACCAAAGTCTCCTTTTTTAAGGGGCCGTACAAGTACATCTACGGTGTGAACGGCGGCGGGCGGGGAATCCGGTGGGGCGGCTCTGGGAACGCCGAGTACATCGGGATGCGAGCGCCCACCACGGCGCTGACCACGGTCGTCACCGCTGCCACTGCCAACATCGTCGCCGCCGTCCAAGTCGTTGCCCAAGGAAGTGGATACTTCCAGCCGCCCGTGGTGACGTTTTCCGGAGGCGGCCTGACAGACGGTCACACCGGGCACGCGCAGGGGCTGGCGCGGCTGAAGAACGGCGGCGTGGCCGGCGTCATCGTCACCAAGGCTGGGGTGTCCTACACAAGCCGCCCGCAGATTTCGTTCTCGGGTGGCCGCGGGTCGGGAGCCACCGTGACTGTCGGAGTCGATGGCAGTCTTGGTGCCGTGATACCCACGGCGTCAGGTTCTGGGTACACCAACGGCGCCACCATTGCGTTTTCCGGCGTGACCGATGCCATCGCCGAGGTGGACATCACGGCAGGCCGCGTGAGCGGGATTCGGGTTGTGAATCCTGGGAGCGGGGCTACGACCACCGCGTCGGCGACTATCTATGCCGTCAGCGGAGGAACCAACGCCACCGCCAAGTGCGTGATGTCCTACGCCGTCACCGCGATTACGGTGTCTGGAGGGACCGGCTACGCAGGTATCGTCCCGGTGCAGTTCTCGTCCATCAGCGGTTCTGGCGCTGCGGCCTACTGCACGGCCAACTCCTCGGGCGCTCCGACGAACCCTGTGATCACCTCGCGCGGCGCTTATGCCGTTGCCCCGACAGCGTCCGTCGATGGCACCACCGCCAGGGCCGAGGTGTTGATCCGCGCCCCGATCAAGGGTTCTTACCGTTGCGGGCTGCGATACCTGGACGCCACGGCCATTGAGGATGGCGGCCCGGTGCCCAGCAATCTTTCGGAACTGGTAACGGTCGAAGCCAGCACGGGCGTGGCGACGATTGGCTGGCGATGGGAGAACGCCGCCGCGGACACCCGCGCCGAGGCCGTGGAGCTGTGGCGAACAAGCGCCAACCAAGCGGTCGTCCTGTACAGGATTGCGCTCTTGGAGAAGACGGGTGGAGTTCTTCCAACGTCCTACGAAGACTCCATGGACGAGGCCACGCTGATCGACCCCAGCCGGCCCGGGTTTGGCATCCTTCCGATCACGCTGCCGTCAGGGCAGCTCAACGCCTATCGGTTCGGCACGCCGCCCACGGACATGGAAGACGCCTGCTGGTTTCAGGATCGGGCGTGGTACGGCGTCAACACCGATGGGACTCGCCCGAACACGCTGATGTTCTCGGAGATTGACGAGGCGGAATCCGTCCCCGACATCAACGAGATCATCCTGCAGAACAACACGGGCTCGCAGGATCGAATCGTCGGGCTGATGCCCTACGGGGCCATGCTGATCGTCGCCCAAGAGCGGCACATGTATCGCCTGACCTATGTCGCCCAGCCGGTCATTGATGCGGCCGTCACCCTGGCCGGGTATCGCGGGCTGTTGCACAAGCGGTGCTGGACGACGTTTGAGGGCGGGATCTACTGTGTCGATTCCTTCGGGATGTACGCCTTCGACGGCTCGTCCATTGAGCCGCTGTCGGTGGCGGTGGACAACTACTGGCGGGACGGGATCATCGACTTCTCCAAGTCCGCGAACTTCTTTGTCCAGGCCGACCCCACCGCGAGGGTGATTCGCTTTCACTACTGCAAGTCCTCGGATGGTTCCATTCCCCCGCGGGCGTTGTGCTATTCCTTGGCTACGAAGGCGTGGTGGGAAGAGACATACGCCCAAGGGATCGGCGCCGCGACGGTGGTCAGGCTGGGCGGCAAGCAGTCGCTGGTAGTTGGGGGTGCTTCCGGCAGTCTCCTGAAGCCCAACACGGGCCTTGTGGACTCGGTCAGTGGTTCGACGGCTGCGGTTCCCTACCAGTTCCGCACCGGGCCGTTGGCGATCATTGACGAGCCGACACGGCAGATTGGCGTCCTGTACCAGCCGACCGCCTCCACGGCGTCTTTGACACTCAACGTCCACTACAACAACTCGGCTACGGCGCGTCCCAATGCCGTCCAGTCCGACCGCGGCGAAGGAGCTGTCGCGACCAGCGGTGGCGTCGTCATCGACATGCGGGCCGCGAGGTCTGCTTTGGGGGACTCCAACGGCTACACCACCGCCCGCTACTCGGGTCGGGCCAACGACCGCTCGGCAGGTGGTGACCGGCATCTGGCAGTGGATATTTCCGGATCTCAGGCCGCTGCCGCAGTTGTCCTGCACGGCATTACGGTCGGCGGGGTGACGGCCTGATGTTCACCCAGCAGGCGAACCAGCTCTCTAGCGCCCTGTCGATGACGCCTGGGGCGCAGCAGAACCAAGCGCTCCTGCAGGTGTTCGCCAACTGCATTCAGGGCCTGCGCACCAACGGCCCCGTAGCCATCAACTCAGGGGCCGGCAAGCGCCCGCCACCGGGAGGCGTGATCACTTCTCCTCCCGGGTTGGGAAACGTCACCAACATCTACGACATCAACGACATCACCAACCAGAATCTCTGGCAGTACCTGTACGGGGACACCAACAACAACATCAACAGCTACCCGCGGTACGTGTGGAACGTCAACAACTACAACAATCCATACACCAACAACAACTACTTCACGCAGAACATCAGCAACAACACCACCAACCAGGGCGGGAACACATCGAACTACTTTGGCGGGGACACGTTCTACGGGGATGAGTACCTGACCAACAACACGTTCAACAACTCCCAGAACTTCAACCTGTTCAACAACAACGACTACCAGACCTATAACGACTACACCAGCGTCAACAACAACAACGTCAACAACAACAATGTGTATGAGTGGTACAGCAACCAGTACACCGACAGCAGCTACAACGATTTTTCGACGACGCTAGAGACGACGCAGAACCTCTACAACAGCACGCACAACAACTTTGAGGGCGACAGCTACTTCGACAACGTGGTGAACCAGGGGGACGTCATCAACCTGTCGAACGTGGTGAATCAAGGGGACGTCATCAACGAGGGTGACACGTACCTCAACGAGAACAAGGTGTTCATCACCAACGGCGGGACCACCGTCAACCTCGCCAGCTACATCTACAACACCATCACCAACATCTTCAACGGCGGCGGCGGTGGCCCCAATCCACCACCTCCCCCCATCCTGCAACTCCCCCCCACGGCGTCGTTTGCAGGCACGCCCGCCAAGATCACGGTTTCCGTCCCGACCAAGACTTTTAACGCGGAAACCTGCGAATTGGAGGACGGCACGCCTGTGGAAGTGACGGTGGATTACACGCCGGCCGGCACGGTGACCGTAAAGCCCGCCTAAAGGGCATTAGTCCGTAGGAGACAGCCATGGCAATGCCTCGGGTCAATTTCTACGGTAGTCCAGTTGCGCAGGCCGCGGCGGCCAGGACTGGCATGGAGCAGATCCGCGCCCAGGGTCAGATCGGGGCTGCGAACGCCGCTGCGCAGGGGCAGGTTGGAGCCGCCCAGCAGCAGGCTCTTGCCAGCCTGTACGCCCAGCCGGGCAATATGTACGGGTCGTTTGCGGGGGCGGGATCCAACGCTTTCGGGTCGTATTCGCAGGGCGCGGCCAACATCGGCTCGTCTCTGGCGAACATGTACAACGCCTATGGCAGCAACCTCCAGAACCTGTACTCCAACCAGACTGCCGCCATGGGGCAGACGGAGGCCGCCCGCCAGCTTGGTTTGGCGAATCTCGGCACCGCCGGCCTGAGTGCCATGGGCCAGATGATGGGCGGAGCCTTTGGCGCCCAGGCGGCAAATCAGGCCGCTGCCTACCGCACCATGGCTGAGATGCAGGCCGCGAACCAAGGTGCCATGGGCACCTACGGCGCCTCGCGAAACTCAGCCTTGGCGAACCTCGGGCAGTCGGCTGCTTCGCTTGGCGGGTCTGGGGCTAACGCCTTCTCGCAGCTCGGGGCCAGCGCGGCCAACGCCAGAGCCAACGCTGCGGGATCTCTGGGCTCGGCGTACGGTGGCGTTCTGGGAAGCCTTGCCAACTCAGCTGGGAACTTAGGAACTGGGCTTGCCACCGCTCGGGGGAATACGGCCGGCGCCATGGGCTCTGCCTATGGCGGGGCGCTGAACAGCTACAACGCGGCGAACGCGAGCCTGGGCAGCAATCTGGCTGCGGCGTACGGCGGAATGGCCGGCACGCTCGGCAACGCTTACGGGCAGGCGGTTGGTTCGCTTGGGCAGTCGGCCGCCACGCTCGGCGGAAACATCGCCAATGCCGGCGCCGGGATGTACGGCGCATTGGGTGCGGCAGCGAGCAACTTGGGCAGTTCTGCCAACTCGGCTCTCGGAAGCATGTACGGCACGCTGGGCAATGCCCAGAGCCAGTACGGCGCCGCATCGCAGACGGCGAGAGGAAACCTCCTTGCCTCGCTGGCGAACACGGATCTCCAGGCATACAACACCGGCGCCAGCTACAACGCCGACATGGCTCGGCTGGGCTTGGCTCGCGAGCTTGGCCTTGGTCAGATCGGCGTGGCCGGCAACGCATTTGGCGGTGTCGGCGGCGGCAGTGGTGGCGTCAGCATGACCGCTGGCGGATCGCCGCTCGGGTACGCTTCCGGCAGCTTCGGTGGCGGTGGCGGTGGAAGTGGTGGTGGATTCGCAGGTGGCGGCGGCTTACCGGGCGGCGCACCCGCCGGGCCGCCCGCGTGGTATGAGAGCCCGCAGTACCTCGCTCCGTTCCCGAGCCAGTCGCCCTTTGGCGCGGGCCAGATGAGCGCGGCCGATGCCAGCGTACTGGACGGCCTGTATGGCACTGGCGCCGCAGGCGGGTCGGCGATTGGCCGATCCACCAACGCCACGCTCAACGACATCGGCCGGTACGGCAACGCTGGCGGAAACGTCATCAGCGGGGCCGGCAATCAGGCGTCTTCGCGAATCGGCTCCCTGTCCGACCAGCTCGGCGCTCTGTCTGGGATGTTCGATGCCGGCGGCCGAGGCATCGGCTCTGCTGGGGACGCCGCCTACGGCAACATGAACAGCGGCCTGCAGGCTGCAAGCAACATTCCCGGGATGATGAACACCGCGTTCCGTGGCATGGACCGAGACAGCGCCAATGCCTTTGGCTCCCTGCGCTCCACTGCTAACCAAGCGGGCGCACTTCGCGGGATGATGGACAACACGTTCTCGGAGATCGACGGCGACTACTCCAACTCGCGGGCCGGGATCAACTCCGCGATGGATCAGGGCTACGGCGCTATCGGCAGCGCCCAGAACGCAATCACTTCGTCGCCCATCGCAAGAAACCTTATGCAGACCGGGCAGGCAGGGCGGGATCAGCTTGCTGGAGCCATGTCTTCCAACGACGCGCTCCTGAACAGCTGGATTAACCGCGGGCTTGGTTCTGTGCGGGGAACGCTGAACGACTCTTATGGCCAGCTGAACCGCGGGATGAACCAGTTCTACGGCAACATCCCGCGTGATGGCGCCCGCCTGCTTGGCGATGCGTTGTCGTCCGGCTCGCAGCGAGTCGGTGCCATCGGCTCCCAGCTCAACAACGCCTACCGAGACTTCGGATCTGCCAATCGCTCTGCCTTGGGTGATGCCAACCGGCGGCTTGACAGCATCATGGATCGCGGCGGCGTGATGTCCCCCGAGCAGCAGCAGCAGATGCGGTGGCGTATGGAAGACGCCCAGAGCGCCCGCAACCAGCAGCGTGCCGGCAACTTCCGGCCGATCTCCGTCAGGCCCAATCGATAGCCTCACATGCTGACCTACGATACCGGCATAGCGAATAACCCGCCGATCACGGCCCCCATGCAGCAGCAGGCCCTGGCCGGGCTGGCAGGGCAAGGTGGGATTCTCCAGTACCCGGGATCGGCCAACGATGTGTATCGCGCCCGCGCCATGTCTGCGGGCGTGGACTATGAGCGTGCCGCGGCTGCTGCCAACAACGAGTACCTCGCCAACGCCCAGCGTGCCCAGCAGTCCGCGGCCTTGGCTGGACTGCAGCAAATGTCGCAGGCCCAGCAGAACGCCACCTCGCTCGCTAACCAGCAGCAGACCATGCGTCTCAACTACCTCGGGCAGGCTGCGGGCGGCCTGAACGGCCTGCTGGCCAATATCTATTAGGCATGTTCTACACCACCGACACCACCGTATACGAACGGCAGAAGGCCCCCAACTCGCAGGGCGCGTTCAACAACGCCCTCGCGCAGGCCCAAGCCGCCGCTGATCCGCGGTTCAATATGAAGTCCATGGATCGCAGCGGTGTGTCGCGTGGCCGAGGGACCGCCGGCATTGCAGGAATTCAGGCTGCGCAGAACCTCGCCGATGGCGTTGCAGAAGCGTACCGCGCGCAGGCGCAGTCCGCTGCCACTGACGCCGAGAACATCCTGCAGTATGAGGCGGATCGGGAAAACTTCGGGCAGGGTGTCTCCAATCTCGCGATGCAGAACGACTACGCAAACGCGCTGGCGGCACTGCAGCGGAATCAAAACATCATGCAGTTCCAAGGCAACGCTCTCGGGGGCCTGCTTGGAAACGCGGGGAACCTCGGCAACTCCTTCGGGAAATACAATGGCACGTATCGATTTTGAGCTGGACGAAATGCTTGACGGCTTCACCCGCGATGGGATGAAGAAGTTTGTGAAGCGACTCCTCAGTGCCAGCGAGGCCGAGGAGAAGAAGCTGCTCTCGCAGCTCAACAAGCCCGAGAAGAACGACCTCGCCGACCTGGACGAGGAGATGCACGGCAAGCCCAACGTGCCCGAAGTGACCGACGACGACATGCCCAGCGAAGGCTTGGCCGACGTCCCGAAGAAGGGGAAGAAGAATGGCTAGTGCCGACAAATGGATGGCTAGTGCCGACAAATTGGGGGACGTTATTCGTCAGCTTGCGCGACCGGCAAGCGGAGCCAACCCGGCTGTCCCCGGGCAGGTCTTGAAGCTGGTCGGCGCCAACATGGATAGCCTGACTCGCATCGACCCAGATCTGGCGGCGCGTATCGCAAACGGCGATAGCGAGGCGATCTTCGACGCCTATCGGATGATCGTCAGCAAGGGCGAGGCCATGACGCGGCGTGGCGGCCCCAAGGCTGCGGCTGTCATGGAGCCTGAGTACGCTGACGTTCTTGGCATGGAGTCACGGCCCGCTCGCCAGATGGAACTCCCCATGGGCGAGGACACTCGCGACATGATTCCGTTTGGCGTTCGCGGTGGTGGTGTCCCTGTCGGTGGCGTGCGCGGACCCGGCTCGGCGGTCGGCGGAGTTGGAGGCCCTGGCGTTCGTCGGGGCGGCATGATCCCCAGCGGCGGTGGCCCTCTTGCCGCGGCTGAGTTGCGCGGGATGTCTGTCGGCGGCGAGCGTGGACTGTCGGTTCCTCCCGGCGCTTCTGAAGGCTGGCGGCAGCTGGCCGGTCAGGAGCGTGGCATTGGTGCGTTTGACGACGGCATCATCGACGCCGAGTTCACCGTCCAGCCCAGGCTCGGCGGTGGTGGACGGGCTGGCATCCCCGGCCCTCCCGGGCGACCAAACCGCAACTGGCTGTATCCGGCCATGGGCGCGGCGGCTCTCGGCGGTGCGGCGCTGGCTGCTCGCCAGATGGGCGACGGCGAGATCGACGCCCTCGGCGACGATGGTGAGTCTACGGCCGACTTGGCTGACGAATCTCGTCCCGTACCCTCTGTAGGGACGGCTGAAGATGAGGTCATCGACTACGCCGCCATGGCTCGCGAGCGTATCCGACAGGCCAACGAGATCCAGCTGCGTGAAGGCCGGATCACTCCGGAGTCCGCGGCGCTGGCTCGCGAGGCGGATGCCCTGTACCAGAAGGCCGCCGAGGGCCGGCGTACTGGTAGCCAGCCGGGCATCATGCCAGTGGATCAGCAGAACCGCCAGACCAGTGCCATTCGCGCCCAGGCGAGTGCCGTGGCCGACGCCAACCGCGGCAGCGACTATCGCAGTCGGGCTCGGGCTTTGATGGCGCAGCTCAACATGATGTCCAGCGAAGGCACGGTCACCGCGGCGGAGCGTCAGCGAATCATCGCCGAGATCAATCGCCTGCACGCGCTGGCTGATCAGGAACAGAACTCCCGCATGGCGGGTTGAGAGGAGCATATGGCTAATCCAGGTCGCGCAGCCGGCGGGCTCGTCCCGAGTCGCATCCCGAATATCAGCGGCATGAGCCCAGAGGCGATTGATGCGCTCATCAACTCGCCAGCGTTCCAGCGTCTGCCTGCGCCTGTTCAAAGGCAGATCATGAACCAAGCTGCCAAACTGCCGACACCGCAGCCCGGTGGGGCCGGTGCGGGTTCTCCCCCGAAGCCGCCGCCCAAGGTCGGGACTGCTGAAGTGGTCCCTCCCGGCCGCCAGCCGCCCGGCAACAAAATCCCTGACAAGCCGAAGGATCCCGCTGCCCCAAAGAGTCGCATGCCGTGGGAAAGCATCGTTGCTACCGCTATCGGTGGCATGGGGCTGGCATCGTTGGCGCCGCGAGTCATTGACTACTTTGACGGCGACGATCCCAACCTTGACGCTGCTGCCGCGCCCATCGCCATGGAGCCCGAAGTTGGCGGTGCGGCTGGCGCTTTGAGCGCTAGGTCGGAACCGGGCCAGAACCCTAACGCCCCTTTGATCTCTCCCCGGCACCGGGCGAGGATCAACTACTGGGCCGAGCGGACTGGACTCCTGCCCACGCAGGTCGCCGGAATGTTCGCCCAGAACCCCGATGAGGCCCTCGCACAGCTCAACCTCATGGCCAGCGACCGCTCCCAGGCCCGCCAAAGCGAGGCTGCAGATCGGTGGCGAGCCACGGCGATGCTGGCCGGCGGAAGCCAGAACATCAACTCTGGCAACCGCGGCGCCTACAACATGCTCAATGAGCTGGAGGGCGAAGACCGCGAGCGGGCCCTGCTGTACATGTCGCCGGCCGGGCCGATGGCTGCTGCAGTGGACGCTCGCAATGCCCAGGCGGCTGGCGAGATGGCGTCCAGTGCCGTGCAGGCCATGCTGCGGAATGTTCCCGACCCGGCCAAGCAGAAGCTGGCCGAAGCGCAGATCGCTGCTGCCGAAATGGATTTGCCTGACGAGGAGCGGGCGCTGCGATACAAGGACGCCCCCGAGATTCATCCGTCCGAGCTGACCACGGTAGACAACTACGTTGACACGCACTATTCGCGAGACAGCGGCTTCTGGGGCAACAGCACTGAGTTTGATTTGCGCGAGCAGCAGGCGACAGTTGACTATCTAGTTAACACGCTTGGCTATGAACCCGGGAAGGCGCAGCGGATTGTAGACGAAATCGCTCGCCGCAGGGCCGGTAGCGCTTGGTCAAAGCGCAACCCGATGAGGCAGTGATGTCGCAGTCTCCACTGTTCGACATCTTCGACCCGGACGAGCGTGTCAGGCAGCTTGCTGACCTTGGGCTGCTGGAGGACGACGATCCGTTCGCGATTCGCAAACGGCGAACTCGCATCTCCGACCTCATGCCCGAGGAGGAGCAGAGCGGGATGCTTGAGGCACTTGCCAAGGCCGGGTCGTCTGGTCTGGCAACTGCCGGGTACATCCTAGATACCCCGGGCGCACTGGTTCGCGGGATCCTCGCCGGCAAGCCGCTGAGTTTCTTGGGCTCGTCCGACGACCGTGTGACCGGACGAGAGCTGCTTCGTCAGTACAACCTCGTTGGCGACGAAGACAATTGGAGCAACTTCACGGGCGGCTTGGCAGCGGAGGTGCTTCTTGACCCGCTGACCTACGGCACGCTCGGCGTCAGCGCCCTGTTTGGCCAAGGCGCAAAGACCGCCGCGGGCAAGGCGGCCCAGGCATCGGGCCTGCTGCGGAACGTCGCCTTGGATGCGGCCGACACCCAAGGTGTCCGCGGTGTTCGCGAGTACATGCGGCGCACCACGCCTCGCGAGCAGCTCGGCAAGATCAACGACTTGGCCGCCCGGGCCGAGGCCGAGAAGACTCTGAAGTCGCAGTTCAAGCGATTCGGTGTCGGTGATGAGGCCCTAGACGAGACGATGGCGACGTTCGGGGATTTCCGTATCCCCGGTACGAACATCGGATTCAACTACGATCTTCCGTTCGGCGTCGGCGATGCGGTCGCGAAAATCGGTGACGCCCTCGGCAATGCCACCCGCACCACGCCGATCATTGGCCACGCGGCAACGTGGCTGTCCTCGGCCTTCGACAACCGGGCGGGCGAGTACTGGTCGCGTGACCTGGAGACGACCAACAAGATCCAAGACGCCGCCCGGCGGGCGTACCGCAACGCGGATGACGAGCTGTTTGCCGACCGACTTCGACTGTCGAAACTCCAGCGCGAGGCACTGGAGGCGTCGGCTCCGGAGTTCTTCCCTGCGTCCGCTGGATCCCTTGCCGGGCAAGCCATCCCAGAGGAACTTCGCTCGTTCGGCAGTCAGCGCCTTCGTCAGTCCATGGCCGACTTTGTCGAAGGCGGCGGCTCGTCTGGCGATGCCATGGCCGACTGGGTGATGGAGAACATCCCCGAGTTCCGAAACGTGCGGGACGAGTTTGCGGGGATGGGCAATTACTTCAACGCCGTTGCAGATTCCGCTGGGCTCCCCACCACGCGATGGTCCAGCCAGCAAGGGACGGGATGGTTCCCGAGGCAGCTGCATTTCTTCCGCAAGAACGCTCCGCCGGAAGGGATCAAGAAGAACTCTCCC